GTTGGCAACGTGCGCGGCCCAGCGCGAACGGCGAGCGACGTACAGCATGTCGTCTCCATTGACCAACACACCTCTCAATTTCTGTTTCAGCGGACGAGGATCGTCCCTGATGGTGTACAGATAGAGGCCCAAATTTGCCAAGCAAAGTATGGGAAACGACAGAATGGAGCCCATGAGCTGGCCATTCTTCTGCTGGATCGGCAGAACGTCGTTGTGTGGGAACGGATACCTACACAAGTGCGGAGCGAGAACCGACATCCAAATCGGTAGCAGATCAGAAGTCTGACCCCTAAGGATTCTGCCCATGATGCTTGCACTCAAGCGCGCTGATAGCCCATCAGTCGCAGCACTGTAGTCGATCGAGAACCACTCATGACTACCTACACCACCTCCGACCCGATTCTCTTCGAGGTCCATCAAGTCCGTCGCACTCAGCGGACGGCCTATCAAACGAAACTCCCCTCGGTGCCGGAGAATGTCGTGGATCTTAATCTGCAATGGTTTCGACAGATAGTATGGTGTGGCTTCACCCTTGGAAATCACACGTGTCTTCAGAGGCTCCAGTACGACTTGGATCGTCGCGTTCAAAGCCTGTCCATGGTAGAAGAATGCTTCACCTAGGACGGCGTCAGTCCATGCACGCTGAGCAATCGGCTTGCGATAGTGCTCGAAACAAGCATTGTTGACTACGACGCCACCAACGACACATTGGGTGTGATAGGAGATTCGAACGAGCTCGAGATCGAACACCGCCCTGCGGTTGTCCAATTCGTAAGTCTCCCAAGTTTCGGTAGGGTCCTCCGGATTCCGGTACACTACTTTCTTGGTAAACGCTCTCTCCATCAGGGCTCCGAGTTGTCCGCCCTTGTCGCGGGACTTCTCAAAACACGCGCGTGTGGACGCGACGTGCCGGGTATCGCCTTCGAGGTCCCCGTAGTGCTCTAGGTGCTCTTCTAGAGTAGAGGGTTGGTATGTGCTCAGCAACTGATTGCACACATCGGTCAGAATAGGCTCCAACTCCTCCATGACGCCATCATGCGTCTCGTCGTCGATCGGGTCTGGTTGATCCATCGCGACTCGGTGTTCCTCATAGGCAGTATGCACCATCTCCTCCGTCAGAGGCAATGCCGCTCTCTTCGCCTGCAACCAGGAATAAAAGAGATGCGTGTTCCGAGTAGAGCGGCTCCTAAGCCTGAC